GAGGTCTGCGCCCGTGAGGTATGCGTCCGTGAGGTCTGCGTCCGTAAGGTATGCGCCCGTGAGGTTTGCGCCCGTGAGGTTTGCGCCCGTGAGGTTTGCGCCCCTGAGGTCTGCGCCCGTGAGGTATGCGCCCGTGAGGTCTGCGTCCGTAAGGTTTGCGCCCCTGAGGTCTGCGCCCGTGAGGTTTGCGCCCGTGAGGTTTGCGCCCCTGAGGTTTGCGCCCCTGAGGTTTGCGCCCCTGAGGTCTGCGCGTTTGCCGCCTTTTTCACCGCTTAACCATTTAAAATGAAGATCAAGTATTTTGTTTAATTCATCCCGTGTCATTTTTTTATCCCCTTTGCTTTAGTCGTAAAACAACCCCATACTAAATAGCGATGTGATTTTAAAAACTTTTCTTTCGCCTGTTCCGCGTCGCTCGCTTCAACGATCGCCCACGCTTCGCAACGCCCGCGCCTTACGTTCCATACTCTAAACTTTTTCATTTCCTGATCTCCTTTATCAAACGATACTCGTATATATTTCACGTCTTATAAAATTACCGTTTTCATCAAAATATGTATAAACTTCTTCGTGGCAGATAATTGCGCTTAAATTGTTCGCTTTTGTCCACGTTTTTTTAGCTTCATCATAAGTATGAAAGCTCCCGTAAAGATAGCCGTTTTGGCATTTTAATCTTGCGCCGTTCTTGTTGTCAACAATAACAAAATAATCGTTTTCTTTTCTTTTTTGATGTGAAATTGCTCTATTCATTTCCTGTTCTCCTTATTTATCAATTCTGAATTCTTTTCTTGTAAATATCAATTGCTGTTCGCCGTTCCAGATTGCGATGTGATAAAACTCGCCGTCAAAGCCTTTTATAATTCCCCATTCTTTATTTGCCCAGCTTGCTTTACATCTGATTGTTACTTTTCTGCCGATTAAATCGTTTTTCATTTCCTGTTCTCCTTTCAGCCGATTATGCTTTCTTGATAATCAATCCAGCGTCTTTCGCAATAGTCAACGCATTCGCCATAATGCCCTTGAAATACGGGTTTATAGTTTTCATCTCTTTCAAGTACATAGTGCGTTCCGTCACGATATACAATGCAAAGTTCGTTGTTTCCGAGCCAGTAGTTATCAATGTTCATTTTCTTTTTCCTTTCTTTGTGCGCGTCGCGCTGTTCTTTACTGGTACTATTGTACTACTTTTTTACACAATTTTCAAGCCCTTTTTTACATTTTTTTACGGTTTTTAATACTTTTGTATCATTGTACAAAAATAAAATGATGTTTTTGTACATTTTGCTACACTTTGCAACCAAGATATGATAATATGTTTTCTGTAATTGAAAAGAGGTGATTTATATGACAATCGGCGATAAGATCAAAGCTTTACGCAAAAGCCGCCGTATGACGCAGGAAGATTTTTCGCAAAAAATCGGCGTGTCAAGATCAACGCTTTCGTGTTACGAGATCGGCGAACGAACGCCCAACGTTAAAACGTTGCAACATATCGCGGATCAATTCGAATTAAGTCTTGATTATTTCTATCTGGGATTAAATGAACAAAACGAAGCGTTCGATCTTTTAGCGCGAGCGCGAAACGTTTTTGAAAATGATAATATTTCGACTGAAACCAAAGAAGAATTATATCGGGAATTTATGAAATTGTATTTAGCAATAAAGGAGAATGAATAAATGGTTATTATTGATAAACACGAAGAATCGCGGAAAGTTATCCGCGCCGTGATCTATATCCGATTTTCTTCCAAAATGCAAGCTGAATCGTTTTCAATCGAATATCAGCAGGAAGAATGTTTAAAGTATATTGAACGAAAAGGATATAAGTTTGTCGGGGAATATATCGACAAAGCAAAAACGGGGAAAAGTACCGCGGGACGCGATGCGCTTGAGGAAATGTTATTTGACGCGGGACGCGATAAGTTTGATCGAATCATTGTTTTCAGTTTTTCGCGCTCATTCCGTAATACTCGCGACGCTCTGAATACTAACCATGAGCTTATGGGGAAACATAATATCGCGATCGAATCAGTTATTGAACCGATCGACCTTACAACCGCACACGGTAAATTCAGCGGAACAAACCTTTTTGCAATGCATGAATTACAATCCGATATCATCGCGGCTCACGTTCGATCTGGAATGTATGTTGCGGCTAAACAAGGTTATTACCTCGGCGGTCATATCAACATTGGATATGATGTATATGATACGAATGAATTTACGCGTGGACGCCCTCGAAAAAAATATTGCATTAAAGAAGATGAAGCGCAATATATCCGTATGATCTTCAAAATGTTTCTTGACGGTTTCACAATGAAATATATCGCGGAAGAAATGCGGCGCCTTAATGTTTCAACAAAAAGCGGCGGCGATCTGATCGCTGAAGTAACAATCGGACGCATTTTAAGAAATAAATTTTTTATGGGAACGCGCGAAATTGAGATAAAAGGTTATGAAAAGCTGGAAATTGAAAATTCTGTTCCCGCTATTATCGACGCTGAAACTTTTAACGCCGTGCAAAATCTTATTGCAAAAGCAAAAGACGAAGTTAAACCGCGCAAACGAAAACGCCGTCTTTACGCTGTTACGGGGAAAACTTTCTGCGGATGTTGCGGCGGTCATTATGTCGGAATTTATAATCAGCCGCCAAAAGATCGAAAATGTCGGAACGAAAACGCTTATTATGTTTGCTATAACAAGCGCGGTTATAAAACTTGCAACGCTAAAAATATCCGAAAAGATAAGCTGGAAGAATACTGTATTGAACAGATTAAAAAGCATATTTTAACGCCTGAAAAAATAAGCGAGATCGCCGCTTATATTGTCAGTCAAACGGACAGCACGCCGCAAATGGTAAAAGAAGAATTTCAATCAGCGGAAAAGCGAAAACGTACAATTATTGACGCTGTTAAAGCGATCGAAAAGAAAAAAATCGAAGCAAGCCTTACAGATAATAGCGCAATGGAAGAAGTATATTCCGAAATGATCGCGGATTATTCAAAAGAGTTGACCGCTCTTAATGAAAAAATCGCTCGGCTTGATACTATCGAACAAACCGTTATTGATATTGAAACGGTTGAAAATTATCTTAATGAATGCGTTTTTGCTATTGATAGCAACGACCCGCATATTGTAAAAACCGTATTTGATAAACTAATTGAAAAGATTATTATTCACGACGATAAGGTCGAACTTTTCCTTATCGTCTTTCCTTTGAAGTTTGTTATACATAAGGAAACGGCAGGTTGCCCGAAGTATGCCTTATGTACAACGGAAAAACGAAGCGCATTTCAACATCGCGCAAAATAAAGAAAAGGCGGGATAATTCCCGCCTTGCTTTGTTTATGTTTGCTTTATGCTTTTGATAACCAAACTTGATTCGTGATCGTGTTATATGTTCCCGTGCTGTTCATCGTGGACGTTACAAGATCAATAATCGTTTTACCAGCATACGCAACGGAAAGATATTGCTGCCAATATCCCGAATACGTAACAGTCGGACAGTTTATATTTTGAGCCATAAGAACCGCGTTCGTTTCCGTGCCGTATGTGTACATAACCGCCGCCGTTTTTCCACTGCCAGCCGTGTAAGCGTAATACGTGCCGCCGATCAGCCGAATTAAATTCGCGCTCTCAGGGACGAACAGCAAACAATGATTCGCGGATGAAGCCGCCCAACAATAACAGTTTATAAACGTTCCATGTTCCGCGATTCGCGCTTCTCCGCTTGTTAAAATCTCAAAGTAACAATCTTCACAACAGACGCGTCCGATGTTGCTTTTTTCGATCATCTGAATATTACAGTTTGACGCGCTCGATGTTGCCTTTGCGCTGACGTTCTTTATTTCAAGATCAGTCCCGTAAAAAATAATGTTGCTCGTGTTTGCCGCACATTCAATATTTATTTTTTCGGCTTTGTTAAAATCAAATATGATCTGCTTCGTACTTGTCGCTGTCTGACTTAAATTAAAATATCTGTATCGGCTTTGTACTGTTCCAGATCCATAAGCAGGCGTTGTAACGCCTAATTTGCCGACAACCTCGACCGTAAGTTTTGCGTCGCTTGCAAGCCCTGTCAAATACGTATTTCCGCCGAGCGCGTTTAAAAACGCGAGCGCCGCTGTATTTTCTTCGCCTGTCAACGCGCCATTATAGAACGCTTCCGCGATTTGCGATAAAGATATATTATCGTCAAGCCCTGTCGCTTTATAAATATACTTTGACGCGCCGCTGATTGTTGCATATTGATTTTGAAGTTCCGTTATTTCGTCCGCAACGCTCATTATTCCCGTTCCGTCAATGGATTTATAAGCTAATACCGTGATTTCCGTTCCAGCGGTCAGCGCTGGCGAAAACGTTAAAATATCATCGTTTAACGTGTAATCGGTCGATAACATCCCGTTCACATAAACGTCAACGAAGCACGTTTCAGGATCGTACTGCGGGATATTGAATTGAACCGCGCTTGATCCGCTTTGCAACGTTGTTTCCCACGTGTACTGCTTAAAAAGCGTTACACTTGCAAGCGTGTTTTTTGTTTCCTGAAACCATTCTTCAAATTGATTATCAAGCGACGTGAAAAACGATTTATCGCCCGACGTGGAATACACCCAGCCGCATAAACCCGTGTTATCGCGTGTATCTATAACTGTAACTGTACTTGCGTTTGCGCTTACAAGTACGTTTGCAAGGCAGATATCATAAATCGTATCGGTTCGCGTCAATGCTGGCGCGGTCGGCGATGTTGCCGCTGTTCCTGTTATATACTGAAGCGTGATTGATCTAACCGTGATCGTATTGTCATAGCGTAAAACAACGCGGTCAATACGTGATCCGCCAGTCGGAGGAACGACCGCGGGCAGGCTGTAAGCTGAATCATTATAATAATAATGTCCCTTGATCCACGCGCGCCCAGCGTTCACGGTCAAGTTTAAATTATTCGCCGTGACTTTTAAATCGTTCGCTGTCGATCTTAAAACGCCGTTAGATATAACGACCGCCAGATTATCAGAATAATCTTCTGCTCGATATGTCCGATCATATACGCCCGCGTTTAATAATGCCGTGAAAAAACCGCTTTTTTGTGCCATAATAAAAACCTCTTTTTTATTCTCCGAATACTATATTTAAAGTATAGCCGTTTTCGTCCTGAACCTCTGCAACTTCCGATATTCGAACATTTGCATATTTGCCGATGTTGTTATCTTGAACCGTTACGATATCGCCGAGAAAATAGTCCCGCCCATATATCCACGATCCGAACGTCGCGTTTACTTCGCCCGTGAAAGATTCGCTGATGATATGCTGTTTAAATTCCTGTTGCGCTTTTTGATTCAGCATTTCGCGATATTGCGCGTTCGTGTATTGCTGTTCCTGATCTTGCGCGTCTTTATACGTTCGATTTATAGTTGACGCGTCAACAAACATTTCACGAAGCGCCAGACCTGTTTTGCCTTGTGTCAACAATGTATAAAAACGCTCTAAATCCTGACCAGCGCCGCCGATCAGCGCCGAATTTTTAAGCGCGGTTTCTGAATATGAATAATTACTTGAATTTAAATTATCGTAATCAACGCTGAATATTATCGGCGCGTTTCCGCTTTCATTATCGACGCTTCGATCTGTTCCTTGAAAGACCGAATACAATAATTTTTTATTGCTGTTGTTGAAAATAATCTTGCTTGATAACCCGTATTCTTTTAAAACTTCATCTGTATAAGATAATAAGTTCTGATATGATACCTGTTTCTGCGCTGGATTCCCGTTTTCGTCAACGATTATCGGCGTTAGGTTATTCAAAGCCGCCAGCCCTAAAATCGACATATTACGACGGCTGTCAAAGCCGCAATCAATAGCGTTATCAAGTATTGTTTGACGAACGGCGATTTCAACATTTCCGCTTAAAATTGTCGGCGTGTTGACCGTTCCCGATAGCTTATAAATAATACGGCGATCCAGCAGACTTTTCGCAAAACGCCCCGACACGCTCATCATATAACCGTTTGTCATATTAAACGTGATCGCTATATTTTCAATGATCCCGATCTCATCATTATTCGGACGCGTTACATAATAATCTTTTTGCAAAAGCGCGATGTTTTCAGGTGTCAGCTTGATATATATTTCAAAGTCGCCAACGCCATTATAAACCGAGCGCCATATAATCGAATTTGCAACGTCAACAACGCCGACCGTCACGCGATCCGTGTTTTTTATCTCTAAAATATCAATCATCGTTTTATATATACCTCTGCTTATAGATTAAAGATAATTGCATATTGTTGACGTTTTCGTCATCGCTGTTTATCGAAAATTCATTGATACCCGCGTCAAGTTGAAGCCATGTACTCTGCGGCTTTATAAAGTCGAATTGTGAAACGCCGTTCAGCGTGACCGACTTTTCGCCTGCTTTCGTGTTTATAATCAGCTTATCGCCCGCGTTCATCGTGACCGATTTACTGCCATACCCAACGCCGTAAAATTGACCGCTTTGATTGAAAATAATCGGATTTGTGACAGTATCAAGCGCCAGCAGTTCAAACATTACGCCGACCGAAACGTCACCCGCATTTACAAAAGTTCGCGTTCGGCTGGTATCGTATTCGCTGAACGGTATTCCTTCCGACGGGAAATAAAGCATATCGTAAATATCATAGGTGAAATATTGAAGCGCCCGCGAATCCGTTATATCGTCGCTGATTTCGTTTAAATCTTCCCAAAAGGGAACGCCGCAATGTATAGCAATTTGCATTGTCACGGCTTCGCTGAAACGCGGCATTGTAACCGCGTCAACAATCCCGTTTATGATCCACGTTCTATTATTCTGCGTCCACCTTAACGAACATTGTTGCTTCAGCTTGACAATCTCCAAAATCGCCCTTTTTGCGCTTTCAACGTTTACCGTTTGCTTTATCCGTAAATCAAAGATAATATCGCGCGGTTGCGCTCTTACGTTGTTGATCTGATCTCCGTCAATGCTCCCAATAATGATTGATGAAATATCGCTCGCTGCAGCTGTCATTCCGTCAACGTTCGTCAGCGTGAAAAGATCGTTATTTATAAGATCAAGAACGCCGCCCCATTTAGATATAAATAAAAGTTCCATATCTTACACCGTCCCCAGCGCTAACCGCACTGCCGCCGCCGTTTGCTGTCTGCTTTTGTAAAGTTCGTATCTGCTATGAGCCTGCGAATATGTGTTATATTGATTTACCGTAACGGTTTTATTATTGTTGTTTACCGTTGCGCCGTTTGCGTTCATGCCAGCATTTACGCCAGCGCTTACGCCGCTAAAATCATACGCGTTTTGAATCGTCTTGACCTGATCTTTTACGGCTGAAACAATATTTTTTGTCGTGCCAGCAATGCCAAGCGCAACGCCCAGACCGATATTTTTACCAACAGCATTTTTAAACAACCTTGACGGGCTTTTTATATCAGCCGCCTTTTTTGCGGCTTTCACGGCGTCATCAACGACTTTTTGCATTGCCTTATTTAAATACCATTGTTCGCCCGTCGCGCCGTCCGCCATGCCTTTTGTTATATTGCCGCCGACTTTTTGAAATTCGACTTTAGCTTTTTCGGCTTGTTCACGCGCGTTTTCAAGCCGTGCTTCAGCTTGCTTTTTTTCTTCGTCGGTCATGCCTTCGGAATATTTAGCATAATCGGCTTCCATAAGTTGAAGATTTATTTCTGTATCAATAACCTGCTGACCGAGAATCTTTTGTTGTTCAGCCGCGCTTTCCTTTTGAACGCTGGTCGCGGTTTTAAAGCCGTTTCCGTATTGCGTTAAAACGTCAATCGCTTTTTGTGTGTTACCCTCAACGACTGCGGCGCTTGCGCTTTCATAACTCGCGATTGTGTTATAATACAATTCAGCGTCCGCGGCGGAATCGTCGTATGCTTTCTTTTGTTCATCATACATTTTTTGTCGTTCCGCTAACGCGTCTTTCGCGTCATTCACTGCGCTTTTATAGAACCATTGAGAAATAAAGCTCCCGTTTATTAAAGCGTCGTCATAATTTTCCTGTGCATCCGTTAAATCTGCTTTTGCATAACGTAAAAGTTCTTCAGCTTTTGCCAAGCCTTGCGCTTGCGTTGCTCTTTCGCGTTCTGCCGCGGCTGTTCCCGCTAAAGCCTCTTTATACTGTTCTTCGTAAGTGTCCAGCATAAACTGCGCTTTTTTCGCATCAATAACGTCATATATACTTTGTTTGACTTTCCCGTTTTGATCTATGATAGATTGTAAATCTTCGTATTCAGTTCCCAGCGCTTTATTTAATTCATTTAAAATAAATTGCGCCCGCGCTTCTTCGCCTTTTTTAACCTCGCCGTTCGCGTCAACAAGGTTTTCCAATTCAGGCAGCAAAGTGTTTTTAATATAATCAACGTTTGCAACTTCCGCGCCGACAGTTTCGTCAATAGCCTTTTTATGATCTTTAAATGATTGTATAACCTCTTTCGTTGCGTCGGATTGTTCTTGTTGCGCTGCGTTCAAAAGTTTAACTTCTTTTGTCGCTTCTTTTTCCTTTGACGTTAAAAGCGCGATCCCGCCAGCCAGTAACGCAACCGCCGTTATTACCGCGCCTATCGGATTTGCCGCCATAACCGCGTTCCATGCCGCCTGCGCTTTTGTTGCAAGTCCAACGCCAGCCGTAAGCCCCGCAATCGCCGTTTTAGCCGCCGTTATTGCCGTAGTGACAGCCATAACCGCTTTAAACGCTTTAAACGCTGTAACAGCTATTAAAACGGTTTTAGACAGCCATTCAAAGTTATTAATTACCCATGAAACGGCTTTCCCTAAAAGCGTCAATGCTTTTTTTATTGTCGGTAAAACATTCTTTGCGAACTGTTTTCCGACTTTCATAATACTATTAAACGCCTTTAACGCCTTGTCGCCGAACGATTTCCAGTCAACTTTACTGATCCACTTTTGAGCGCTTTTTGCGACATTCCTTAAAGTCGGTTCAAACTTTTCATATAACGTAAGCTGGACGCCCTCGACCTGACTTTTTAAAGTCGTAAGATCGCCGCCGAGATTATCCATCATTGTTTTCGACATTTTATCGGCGGCGCCCTCTGAATTTTGAACAGCTTTTGTCAGTTTATTAAAATCTTCAGGCGCGGCGTTGACGATTGCTAAAAGCCCCGACATTGCTTCCTGTCCCGCAATCGCTTTCGCATACGCTGTTTGCTCCGTTTCGCTTAAGCCGTCAAACGATTTCCGTAAATCGCCCATTATTTCATCAAGCGTTTTCATTGATCCGTCTGTTTTTGTTATCGACAAACGGAGCGTATCCATTGCCGCCGCACAATCAGACGGCGGAGCAGATAAACGCGTCAGGATCGAACGGAGCGCCGTTCCTGATTTTTCGCCTTTGATTCCCGCATTTGCCATTAATCCAATAGCGACCGCCGTATCTTCCATTGAATAGCCCAAAGCGCCAACGATCGGCGCGGCATACTGAAACGTCATTCCCATCATTTCGACGTTCGTATTTGCATTTGACGAAGCCGCCGCCATTACATCAGCCAGCCGCCCAGCTTCTTTCGCGCTGTAACCCATAGCCGTTAAAGCGTCCGTTACAATGTCGGACGTTGTAGCGAGGTCAGCACCCGAAGCCGCCGCTAAATTTAAAATGCCGTCAATGCCGCCGAGCATATCTTCAGTTTTCCAGCCAGCCATAGCCATATAATTAAAAGCGTCGGCGGCTTCTGAAGCTGTAAACTTTGTTGTCGATCCGAGTTCTTTTGCTTTTGCGCGTAATTGTTCGACCTCGGCAGCCGTAGCGCCTGAAACGGCTTCGACTTGTGACATTGAACTATCGAACGTTTTTCCAACGTTGACAATCTCTTTTGCAAAGTCTTTTGCGGCGCTGATCGCCATTTTAAAACCTTCTGCAACAAGGTTCGCGAGTGCGCCTTTCATTACGGTAAATTTACCGCTTGTTTTTTCGGTTTTATCGCCGACGTCCTCGATCGCGTCGCCAGCGTCATCGCTTGCATTTTGTAAATCCTGAAGCGCGGCTTCTTGATCTTTTAATTCTTTTTTGTTGCTTTCCAGCGCGGCTTCTTCACGGTTTATTTGCGTTCTTAATTCAATCGCCCTATTAGACGTAGGATCAAGACCGCCGTCAATAAGTTTTTGATATTGATCCTTTAACGCTTTAACCTTTTGTTCCTGAACGGGGATAATCTGATTTAATGATTTGATCTTTGCCGTTAATCCTGCTTCGGATTTTTGCCAATTATCAAGACCAGCTGCCGCCGTTTTAAATTCGCTTTGACTTTCACGGATTAATTTATTCGCGGTATTTAAACCAGCTTTTAAATTGTTTATGTCAATAGTAAATTTTGCGCCGAGCGTTTCAGCCATTAAATCACCCCGTTTTCGTTACTTATTTCGTTACTTTTTCGTTATTCGTTACATATCCCAGAAGTCATCTTTGCGCTTTTGCTGATATGTTGCTTTCGGTTGTTCGCCGTTGCTGGAACTATCGCCGCCCTTTTCAATAAAATAATTGACAATCAATATAAAATCATCAATATCTTTTTGAAGCACATCGAACGGCGAAAGATTCCATTTTTCAGCAAATAAAACAACGGTTTCTGTCAAGATCGTTGATAAAGGTTTCGGGGAATCGTTTTCATTCCCCGTTATGCGTTTTTTGAATTACCCGTTGATATTTCCGCTGATTTATGCACGATCTTCTCCCACAAAAACAGAATATCTGCAACATCGACATTATTGTCATATTCGAATTCCGTCAGGTCGGGGAATAATTCAAGAATCAACGGTTTCAAAGCGTTAAACATTTTTTTATCTGTATCAACTTTGTTTTCGCTTGTTTCTTCCGCGAGTTTTTGAAATTTTAAATATAACGTTATCGGTATAAATGCTCTTTGATGAACTTTTTCGACTTCGCCCGTTTTTGTATCAAACGTTGATAATTCAAATTTCGCCATAAATATTAATCCTCTTTTTCTTCTTCTTTAGCTTTTCCAGCCTGTTTGATTATTTGATTTGTGTAAACGCTTGTTGCCGCGATCAGTACGCCCTGCGTTATTGCCGTAAATAACGCGGTTGCAACGTCCTGCGTTCCGTTTATTTCGGTCGTTGCTAATAAATATATACCCGATAAAAGAACGCTTGTTACGCCCAATATAAACGGTATAAACGCATCTTTGATCGTGCTTTTTTTAATAGCAACGCCGATAAAATATAAAACGGGAACTAAAACAAGCAATTCAGGTTTAATAAATTCTTGATAGTTCATTTTTTGTCAACTCGCTTTACGGATTTGTTGTTTCTGCGGGTTCGGTCGTTTCAGCGGGAGGCGTTGTTTCGGTCGTAGTTGCAACGATCTTTTGACAGATAGTCGAAAGATTATCAGGCGTTACAACCTGCGCCGTCCAGCTCTGACTGGATTTAAGTTCCGTTATGCTTGTATCTATGACAACGCGCTTTGCAACCTTATTTTTAAGGCTGAACACGTGCTTTGTCTGAACAGCAGAAAACGTCAACGTCATGCCGTTTGTGTCGGTTGTATCGTCTTTTGTTTTGTCCGCCTGTTCGGGAATTGCAAACGTTCCTTTTAAGAACCAGAAAAGCTCCGTTGTTCCGTCCGTGTTTTCAGCTTCCCCGCCGAGTGCAAAGTATTTCGGGGAATATTCGCCGCTGTCAACGACTGCGCCCGTTGTTGCGTCAACGTCTTTATTATTGATCGCCGCCAAAAGATCGGGACGAAGCGCTGCGCCCGTAATAGATACTTCTGTTGCGGCTTCGCGTCCTACTGTTGCGAAAACAGTATCGTCATAATAAATATCGACTTTTTCACTATCGACGGTTCTTGACATTTCGCCAGCGGGTATCAGATGAAACGGATTGCCCGTTGTATATCCGCCGCCGTCCTCGTTGTTGTCGGTCAAGATTTCCGCGGCAAATACATTTTTTAAACCGCGTTTAAGTACAAACTCGCTCATAATAAACTCCTTTTTTATTCTTGATATTTTTCAGGATAAATAAAACTCATTGCCCAGCCTGTGTGCGTTTGAACGTCGCTTATAATGTCATAGCCCGCAGATGTCGGTATAAAACCGTTATTTCTCAAAGCCGTTATTATTTGCGGCGGGATCGTCTGCACCTCGGCGGGATTGTCTGAATAAAACATAACGCTGACGCTCCAGTTTATACGATGTGAATTATCATCATAGAATGAATTAAATTCGCTGTCCGTCGTAAAAAACGTTGTGAACTTTTGCGGATATGCTTCTTCAGGGTTTAATGTTCCTTGCAAATAAACATTGTCAGGCGTAAATGTTTCAAGTATTTCAATCAGTTTTTCTTTCATCGCTTTAAACCTTTCAAGATATCATTCAAACATTTTTCCTGCTGTTTTCTTATACGTTTTTTTGCTTTTTTCTTTGCTCTGTCAATAAAACCGAGCCGAATTGTTCCGCCGTCGCTTACATCTTTAATTTTTCCGTGTTTTTTTCTGTACGGTGTCCCGTAATTCATAAAAACAACTTTATAACCGACTGACGGATTTTTCGGATCGTATGCGCCTTTTTTATAACCGACGCGAGCCGTAATTTTTCCGTAATCGTTT